CAGAGTGCTACTGCTGCCACGAGGAGGACCTCCTGATGGCACTTGCTGCTGCACTGAAGAAGCTCTTCACATCGACAGTGACGATCGCGCCTCTGTCTGCGCTAGATAAGTTTGCCAAGCCGACCTTTGGTGCTGCCGTCAGTTATTCAGCAAAGATTGAGCGCGCCAGCGAGCGCATCATCACTAACTCCGGTGATGAGGAAGTTGCTGGTTACAAAGTCTTCCTCGCTACCACAACGATCCCTGGAGTCGACGCTGAGATTACGTTGCCTGCAAGCTACACTCCAAGGACACCGAAGATCCTCCAAGTGCGGCCAGTAAGCGATCATCATGGCGTCAATCACGTCGTAGTCATGACGGGGATCAGGTAATGGCTGCGACGAGGGTAAGTGGATTTGGTGGTCGCGGTGTCAGAGGACGCGCTGGGTCAGGTGGGATCACGATTCACGTCGACACGTCCAGCCTGCGGAAAGTGCTTGACAACATGAAGAATGTTAATCGCAAATCTATGGCGAGCTTTAAGCGTGCATTTGCTGCTGAGGGAGATGCGATAATTAAGTTGGCTAAGGAATATACGCCAGTCAAGACAGGTGACCTTAGGAGAAGTGGAAGGAAGACGCCGCCGCGTGGAGTCTTCACTGAAGGAACTAAAGCGCGCCCTAAAGGATTCTTTATGTTCCTGAAGTTTGGTGGGACTTATCGTAGCGTTCTCGTACACTATGCGCTCTACGTTCATGAAGGATTTAAGCACTTCTGGTCAGGCGAGCATATAAAAGGGCGCAAGTTTCTCGAAAGGGCCGTGCGGAAGCTGTCACGAGGTATGGCAGGGCGCGTTGCAGCAAAGGTGAAACTGGGATGAGTGAGTGAGAGTGAGTAACTAAGAGATGGCGACAGTACTTGAGGATCTAGGGACATTCCTGCAGACAGCTGCTGTGGGCACGCTGACGGAAGATCTCTTCTTGGGGATCATGCCTGACAAGCCTGATGTCTGTACTGCGCTGCTGGAGAATCCCGGTGATGACTCGATCTCTGTGCTGACGAGGACTGCAGGCAAGCCACCTGTCGAGCGGCCATCCATCACAGTGCTTTGTCGAGGTGAGAAGGACGATCATGATGTACCTCGTGTCGAGGCTGAGTCCATCTATGCTGTGATCAATAACGTCGTAGATACCTCATTGAGTGGAACGCGGTATCTCTCGATCGAGGCCCGACAGCCTCCATTCGCAGTTGGACGTGACGAGAATGGACGATCACTCATTGGATTTAACGTCGATATTTGGAAGGAGCCCAATGCCTGAGTCATTGATCGTTGCGCCGACAGAGGCTGCATCGTTGCCGCAGACGCCTCAGCAACAGAAGAAGTCCTTGGCTGCAGTCCGAGGCCATCTGACGCAGGCGACAGAGATCCTTGCTGGCATGATTGATGAGCGAGGCTGCCTACATGAGGATCGGGTGGACATCAGCACGATGGGTGGGGGGATGAGGAAGTACTATTGTGTGGACTGCGAGGAATGGATCGAAGAGGAGTGGGACGATGATGTGGAGATCTGACGAGCCAGTGGAAATTGAAGTCGCTGATGATGCAGATGAGATCTCTGTCACTCTTGAGCCTGTTGCACCTGCATTGACTGGATTCGTCGCAGTCAAAGGTGTCCATAGGCGAGGTGGGCCGCATTATAGTCCTGGAGATCATGTTCCTGAGGATGCATTTTCCTCAGCTGGAATTAAGCAGCTCCTCAGCAGGAGTCGCATAAAAAGAGTGGGAGAGTAAGTTACAGTGTCTATTTTAGTGCTTTCCCCAGCGAACTTTGGCGCCCTTTATTCCGGCAGCCTAAGGAGGTATTTCAAGTGAGTTTTGACCACGGAAAATCAGGAAAAGTTCTCATCGACCAGTTCAACCTCAGCTCGTTCCTCAATTCGATGGACATCAACCGCGATGTCGATGTGCCTGAGTCGACCACTTATGGCAACGATGATCGTACTTACATTCCTGGACTCAGGGGTGGTACGGCGTCACTTGCAGGCTTTTGGGACTCCACCGCGACGACCGGCATCGATGAGGTGATTGCGGCTGCTCTCGGAAGTCCTACGCAGAAAGTGATTACGCTCGGTCCAGGAGGACTTGCCAACAACACATCCTATGTTAGTGACTCGGCCTATCTTCTGAGCGCGTATCACACGTCCTACTCGATTAGTGCTCCTGTCGATGGGATCGTGTCCCTGACAGTCGACATTCAGGCCTCGGGTGGGCTGGAGCAAGGACGATCTCTCCACGATCTAGCCGCAGAAACAGGTGTGAGTGAGGGCAATTCCATCGATGGTGGTGCTGCCTCATCTAATGGAGGCGTCGGGCATCTTCACGTCACAGCAGCATCAGGCACTCAGCCCACGCTGGACGTCCTGATCGAGGATGCTGCCGACGACAGCACTTTCGGTACTTTGATCACTTTTACTCAGGCGACGGGCGTTACATCGCAGCGTGTGGCGGTGACTGGCGAGGTGCTTCAGTACATCCTGTGTTCGTGGACAATCGATGACGACACGGGTGGATCACCGTCCTTCACTTTCAACGTTTCATGGGCACGGAGATAGAGGATCAGTTACTACAAATATCACGCAATGGCAAGCAGAAATTTGCTATCGTAAGTCGTTGAAGGAGAAGGACATTGGCATTTGATCATGGAAAAGGCGCTGTATTCTACATTGATGATGGCGATGGACCGGCGTTGCGGGACATCTCATCCTTTGTGAGTTCCGCAGATTTCAACCGCGATATTGATGTGCCTGAGTCTACTGTCTATGGACAAGATGATCGCACCTACATCCCTGGCCTACGTGGTGCTACATTGAGCATCAGCGGCTTTTGGGATTCCACCGCGACGACTGGAATCGATCATATCTTGGATCAAATTGCGATAAAGACGGTGACATCTACGTTCATCTATGGACCTCAAGGCGACACTACTGGTGATCTCATCTACACGGGTGAGTGCTTGATGACGTCTTACAGTATCAGTGCACCGGTCGACGGTATCGTATCCTTCACTGCTGACTTCCAAGTCACTGGTGCAGTCGTACGAGATACCGCGTGGCCGATCGCTTAGGTCGATCAACAAGGATCGATCATTTCGACGCAGGGAGCAGGTGGTCATAACGATTGCCTGCTCCATCACAACCTGAAATATCTCGGGATATGACCTGAGAGAAAGGTGGCCATCGTGCCAAAGAGACACACCGAAATTCCCCTCGACAAGCAGCGGCGACTCAAATACACCATGAACGCTATGGTTGAACTTGAGGACATGTTTGGTGGCGGCCTCTCCAGGATCTTCGATCCAGGTGGAGCAGCCCTCACGACTGCGAGAGCTCTCATCTACGTTGGACTGAAGTACGGCGGCGACTCACGCATCACACTGGAAGCCACAGGAGATCTCCTCAGCCAGTACGTCCTGGAGCCAGGCAAACCCATTGAGGATGTCTTCTTCGCCGCGATGGAAGCACTCGCTCGCGGAGGCTTCATACCTGCCAAGCAAGTGGCGGAAGCTCGCGCGAAGTACGAGAAGGCTCAGCGTGCCGATGATGATGAGGAGGACGACGAGGAGGACAGCTCGAGCCCCCCGGCACCAGAGCAGTCCGCAGCAGTGGAGGATCAGGTGAGCCAATAGGTCCTGAGGAACTCTACTTCTGGACTCACTGGGCTGAGGATGCTGAACCCTTCGCATGTGGCGTTCTCAGACTCAGGATGGAGGACTTCTACGACATGGACATCAGAGAATTCAACGCAATCTGCGCTGGCAACAATTGGAAGTCCGAACACGATCATCGCGAGATTGCATCACAACTCTGCACGATCGTCGGTACTTGTGGAAATCAGGACAAGCACGGTCGTACAGCTCGAGTGAATGTCAACAAGCTCGCTCCTCCTAGAAATCAAGCTCCACGCAACCCGCTTTATCGCGCTTACTTAGGTATTAAGGGCTGATGAGATGGCAGTAACACAGATCGGCACAGTCATGATGCGGATGGGTGTGGACACCCGCGCCTGGTTCAAGGGGCTCAATCAAGCACAAAAAGGACTAGTCTCCTTTGGTGCCTCCATGCAAGTCGCTGGGCTGAGGATGTCTGCAGTAATGACTACTGCATTGGCTGGTGTGGGGCTCGTCGCTCTCAAGGCATCCAAGGACTGGGAGACTGCCTTCACTGGAGTCCGCAAGACACTTGAAGCAACACAACCTCAATTCGATCTCCTCGAGCAGGGCTTCCGCACCATGGCCAAGATCATCCCTGTATCTACCACAGAACTTGCTCGCCTCGGTGAGATCGCAGGGCAGATGGGGATAGAGGCTAAGGATATGCTCAAGTTTGTGCGTGTCATGGCGGACTTGGGGGTTGCTACAGAAGATCTTTCACCAGAGGTAGCAGCATTTAAGATTTCTCAGATGATGGTGGTGATGGGCACTGCCACAGATCGAGTTGGTGAGCTTGCTGCTGTCATCGTGCGTCTCGGGAATAGCTTGAAGACAACTGAAGGACGCATCGTGTTGATGGCTGAGAGGCTGACTGGTGCAGGAAATATCATAGGTCTCACCGAATCTCAAGTTCTCGCCCTTGCTGGTGGTCTGACGGCTGTAGGATTGCGTGCAGAGCGGGGCGGATCTGCGATGCAACGTGTCATGGTGGATATCCATCAAGCTGTTGGAGAAGCTAATGAAGATTTGCGTGTATTTGCTGGGGTGGCTGGGGATACGGCTGAGGGATTTAGCAAAGCTTGGAAAGAGGATGCTGGTCAAGCGTTGTTATCATTCATCGAAGGCTTGGGTAAGGTAGAAGATACTAGTCATAGTGTGTTTAGGATTTTGAAAGATCTCAGCTTGGGCAACATCAGAGTGAGAGACACGTTGTTACTTGCCTCTGGTGGTATAGATGAAGTCAGGAAGGCCTTCGCTCTAGCCTCAGACGAAGTAGACAAACAAACAGCATTGATCATCGAGTCAGAGAGGCGTTATGCCACGTTGGAGAGTCGCATGAAGATCCTCAAACAGATCTTCTGGGACTCTGCTATCACACTGGGAGACGCCTTGAGTCCTGCGGTGGAGAAGGTGATCAATCTTTCCATCGTCGGCCTCAAAGTGACAGAGGGACTCGCTAGCTGGTTTTCGAAGCTAGATGCTGAAACTCGTGTCCTGGTGGTGGAGATAGCTGCATTCGGCGCACTCCTTGGACCTCTGACCTTAGGATTGGGTGTAGTTGTTTCTCTCCTTGTCTCTATGAGTGGTCCTATACTTGTAGTCTTTGGTCTCATAACGGCTCTCGGTGTTGGGTTCCTCGTACTTAGGCAAAAGGGATATGATCTCGGTGACGCGATTGTCTTCTTGGGTGAACTATTCGCATTGCTGGGAACAAGCTTGGCTAGGGGTAACGTCGCGTGGAAGGCCTACCGCGCTAATGTTGCTCTGGCGGTAAGGGATATCTACATCATCATTACAGGCTTTCAGGCTTTGGCTAATCCGGCTCTTATACCCAAATTCCTCAACGTATTAAATGAAACTGATGAAACCTTCAAAGGGTTGAATAAGACTCTCAGAGAATCAGGAGTAGAACTAGTGGCCGCTCTGAAGGACCTCGATCTAGCTGAAAAGCAGATGGAAGGCATCAGGAATAAGTTCATCGATCTCGCGGCGACGGCCAAGGATACTAAGGGATTCGAGAATTTCAAGCGTGGAATGGAGGAAGCGCTGGAGGAGATCGATGCAGCTCTGAGTTCCATCGGTGGTGCTGGCGGCCTCACAGACACGTTGGGAGGACTTAACACCAAGCTAGATCTAGGTGGTACTGCTGCTGATGATTATGCGCAGGCCCTCAAGTCTGTCACGGATGAGCTTCGTGCCATGACCAGTGCTGGAGGTGCGGCGGAGCTGGGAAAGATAACAGCGGCTGGTGGAGTAGTCCTGCAGGAGATTGGACTCAAGAAGATGGGTGGAGCTTTGAAGGAAGGCTTCACGAAGTTGCTCAAAGATCTGTGGAAGAGATCCTGGGACGATCCATCCCTCCAGTCTCAGGTGGAAGCGGCAGCACAGAAGTTCGGTTTCATCCTCGCTGACGATATGGGCATTGCTTTTGGTGACGCCTTCGATCCCACACTCAAGCAAGCCTTTGAGGACTATTGGAAGGAGACTGTTGAGGATGCTCTCCTGCCTAGGGGACAGAGCAATGAAGCAATTAATAAGTGGTTCTCCAGCTTGGGCAAGAGCACCGAGGTTGTAGAGAAGCAGACAGTCAATTGGTCCGCAGCTCTCCGCGATGTGTCCAGGGCTTTCAAGCTCGTCGGCATTGAGGCAGACTCCACACTAGGCAGGATCATGGGCAGCCTCGTTGTTGCTGCAAGTGCTGGAGACAATCTCGCTAATGCCTTCAAGGTTAAGGGAGCTGATGGCGTGGAGAGCTTATCATTCTCCTGGAAGGGTGTGACGCAGTCTGTCCTTGCTGCTGCTGAAGCAGTGGGAGCTTT